GCCAGTTTCAAATTTTTTACACATAGATGAGGCCATACCGATACTCTTTTTCATTCGGATACCTCGTGCCACAGAGGGAATCTATCCAGTACTCCCCATAGTTGTAGTTCTGGTGTTTGTGGTGCAGAAGGTGGTGATTTCCAATCAGAAAAACGCCACGTTCATCATGCCGTAAAAATCCACGAATATTAAGCAATGTTAGGACAATCGCAATCTCGGTTATACTATATGTATAGAAGGCGCATGGAATAAACGTTCCAACTCCCTGGAATACATTCTCTACCGTACTTCCAACATATGCATCTAAAAAGATTGGCTCTGGATTTGCATGATGTTCTGCATGGTGCTTGTACAGTATGTGGTTATGTAGTATGATGTGTGATAGATAGAACCATACATCATATGATAAAATGGAGAGGACAATAAGATACATGCTCTACTGTCTAGCACTTAAAAATATCTTGCATCAACATCATATATTGATGGAAAAAGCTTTGATCACCCTGACTGCCCGTGTTGTTCGCGCCCATCGAGAGATGGCACCGTGTATCGCGAGAATCCATACAGGGTTCATGGTAGAAACGAACATTGATACTGTGGAAAAAGACCTTCAACAACTGCAAGAGATGCTCCGACAAATTCGCGAAGCACAGAAAGCACCCCCTACACGGACCTATCTCTCACTCAAGTAATGTTTTCAACTCGAACGAATATTCATCTGCAACTAAAGTGTGTTCATGACGACGCACAATCTCTTTCATTACATCTTCCCCATGTTCGGGAAGAATTTCTATCAAGTAGTTTTGCAGTTGCTTCTTTGAAAGCGACCACCCCTTTTTCCATTCCCCTGGCTTTTTCACGTGAAAGACCATCTTAGATGCATTCAATTCGATCTTTGCAGGTAATGTAGATTCAGTGTACGCAGCGGCTAAATCCAACTCAAGAGTTTGTCGATGTTCGCGAAGGTCTTTTGCACGTGTGTTTACGTCTGCGAGTTGCTTGTTGTTTTCTAAGTAGCGAGTGAGTATTGGCTTTAGAGTGTCCATACGAACCTTGGGGATGATTTAAAAGCGTCCGTTTTGACAATAGGATGTTTGACGAAACTGAAATAAAACGATTGTGTGAAGTCTACAATCGTGAACATCCAAAGGAACGACCGATCGCCTGTAAACGTTCCATGGAGGCAACGTGGAAGGAGCTACAAAAACGATTGGCGTCCAAATGCAAGACCGGTCGATCCGAATGTATCGTGTCAAGTCTCTTACGCCGACCCAAAGCTCCTAAAGAGTGGCAAGTCAATCGTGAAGAATGGTTATCTTCCGATGACATTGATGCGGTCGAAAAGAATTATGTAGACGTGTTTGCAGACTATGCGTATGTAGGCACAGTTCCTATGGATTTTGATCTCCAAGATGAGACTCGCAAGTGTGTGGTCAGTACATTGTGTTCGATGAAATTGAAGTCTCTTTACGACAAGGGAAAGCAACGTATTGGAATTGTTGTCAATACAGATCCACACGATGGTCCAGGTCAACATTGGGTTGCAGTGTTTTGCGATATTCGTCCTGAATTGGAGTATCCTCGTGTCACCTATTTCGATTCCTATGGAACCTCGCCTGAGCCTGAAATCAAGACCTTGATGAAACGTTGGAAAGAGCAATGGGATGCAACTGGAATTCACTCGAAAGGGATGAAACTGACCTACAACAAGACACGACATCAGTACAAGGATTCTGAATGTGGAATGTATTGCTTGTATTTCCACTACGCATGCCTCATGAACCTCCCTATGGACGAATCAATGCCAGACGATGTCATTAACGCATTTCGTAATTTGTTGTTCACAATGCCTAAGAAAGAAACATAGGAAGTAGAATAATGGAGTGGCTGATTACCATCGTATTGTTAGCGTTCATCGCATATCTCTTCTACGATGAAACATTAGGAGAACCGCCAGTCATCTTACGTCGAAAGAGACTGTGTGACTACTATGTCGCTGGATCGGTCTATCAAGACATTCCAGCTGCATTGGCTCGTGGAGTGCGTCTACTTGAAGTTCATGTGTATTCCGATGAACGTGATCAACCGGTGGTCGCACTTAAACCGCAGAACGATGGATACGATTATGCAGAAGACAATGTATCATTTGAGTCTGTCTGTATTGATATTATCAATGATGCCTTTCCCTCAGAAGATCCATTCATCTTGTCCATTGTCCCTCACACACTCAAGACAGTGACGTTGGATTTGATTGCAGAACATCTGTTGACTATCTTACGCCGTCGTCTCATCACTACGACTAACCCCATTCCTACACTGCCCTTGGACGCCTTGAAGGGTAAGATTGTGATTGTTTCTGGAGGTACAATTCACGGATCCAAGCTTGAACCTCTCGTGGACCTCTCCTGGAACGAGTCTGGACTTAGACGTCTCAGCTACCAACAGGCACTTCACCCTCGCGATCCTGAAGATTTGGTGCGTTTCAACAAGGACCACATCACTTTGGTGGCTCCAGAAACGGAAGTGAAGACGGTCGGCGCCAATCCAAACCGTCCCAAGGCGCTGGGGTGCCAGTGGAATTTATTAGACACAACAGGAAGCGGCTTCGTAGAGAAATCGTTTCTTGTGCGTTAAATAAAAATGAACACAGAAACTATGACACCAGGACCAACGGTTGGCGGAAAGAGATCGGCATGGATGAGCCACGTGAAGAAGACCATGCGTGCAAACAAGGGTAAGCCTTTATCCGCAGTCTTGAAGATGGCTGCAAAGACCTACAAGAAGACTGCCAAGGTCTCTAAAAAGAAGAAGAATCGCGGTATGTTTGGCATGTATGGCGGCTTGACCACTAGCGCAGGTCCTGGTTCAAGCACTGCAGGAGACGTCGGTGGTCAAATGGGCGGTCGTCGCAGAACCAAGAAAAACGGATCTAAGAAGTATTAAAGACTAGACTTCCCCCCTGCCAGAATGGATCAAGACCCTAAAACTCGTAAAGAAAGCAAGAAGTCCGTAAAAGATAAGGCCAAAGGTAAGGACACATGTTACTCTGCGAAACATGTGCGCCAACTGGAAGCCTTGAAAGACAAGAAGAAGTAACTATAATAAGGATTTATGAGTGACACGTCGTGTCATTCTATGGTCTCGTTGCTTCGTATACTTTCCCCCTCCCAAACGCCTACAGGTTTTTCCCTTATACGTCTTACGTGAGCAACCGCTCTTGTAATACGCCAATTGAGCCATGTAGCCACGATACCCTTTGAGTGGGACTTTTGCGACTGTAGAGAGTTTTTGCATCAGTCTGTACATCCATTTCGTATACTGCTTTTGACTTTGTAAGTCTGGTTCATTCGCTGTAAGATACGATTGAAAGATAGACCGAAAGCTTTCAAAGGGATACGCAGCGGCAAGATGATGTAAGAATTCACGTTGAATCGACATATCGCGTGGTTCAGGTTTCTCTGGGAAGTTATACGCAATTGACATTAAGAAATCTCGACCTGGAACTGCATTGGGTTTCATTGCGGTATACCGAGCCTTGACTTCTTCAAAGGTTGGATCTGGACCTGGATCAATCACTGCAGGATCCTCTGCACATTGAGACCGAAGTTTATGATTGACTTTATTGTGAATGTCGTAGAGCCATCGATCATACGGCTGAGTGAGTGGATGTTTTGTCACATACTCTGTGGTGGACGCACGGCAATATTTACAAGGAAGAACGAGATGCATATCGTCCAAGACATCGCGCACATTGGGTGAAGTAAACGCAATTAAATGAAAAAGTTGCCACCCTGACGGCCCCCAGAACCGTGTATCCATTACTCCTCTTATGTTAAAAGATTATCCTTGTTAACAAACAAAATGCTCGATACAAAGGATATTATCATCTTAACAGCTGCGTTCTACCTTGGATCTGTGGTGTCTCGCTTTTTCGCAGCCCTCACCGATGGTGTCATTTCACCTCTTCTCGCACCCCTAGGAGGCAAGGGTATCCAAGAATCCGTCGTGGTTATTGGAGGCGTTACACTCAAGACTGGCGAGCTTTTGGCTGCAACCATCCAGCTCATGATTTCATTTGCCATCGTGGTGTACATGATCGGCGTCCTCCGCACCTACTATCTCTCCAAGATTGGTGCTGGACAAGGCGCCAAAATGATGTAAATAGAAAAACCTATCGATGAAGTATAAATGAATACATCAGTCACACCACAAGAACCACCTAAAAAACAAACCTGGGGTGAATGGGCAGGTTCATTCATTCCTTCTTTCGCATCAAAACCTGAGCCAACAACACCTGCGCCAACAACACCTGCTGGAGGTCGTAAGTCTAAGCGCGCTAAAACCTATCGCAAGGAGAAGAGACCCGCTAAACGGCGCCGAAACGGAAGGCGGTCCATCCGTTCCTAGGGTACTTACCAAATCGTTCTTCTAGTTTCTTCTTCAAATCTGTAGCCGCAGCACGTCCCACAACCTCATTGCTACGCTTCCACTCCTGGAAGGTCGCTGTGATCGTATTCCAATTCACTGACTCTGGAACCACATCTTCCTCCAAAGGCTGGATGAATTCCACCATGAACCGTGCTACAGTATCCGACTCCACCTTGTACTCGTTGGTGTATGCCATGACTTCTACTGGAGGAGTGAGCTTGCGCCATCCATTGCCTTCTCGGTAGAGGTGAATGAGGTAGCTCATGAAGCAGGTTGCCCATTCCTCTGAAATCACCTTCTGAACGATGCTCTCATCAATTGGCAACTCCTTGGGTCCCTGTGGCTCAGCTACGAACTTCATAGGGAAGTCTACAACCACCAACCTACGCCATGTACCTCCATCTGTTGAATTGACCTTGGGCTTGTCATTACAGGCCAAGTGGAATCGCGCTTGGATGTCAAAGTCAATCATTTGCTTGGAGCCTGCATACAGATCGCGTGCAGTGATCTTCTCGCATGACGCAAGTTCCTTCATCAACCCAGTATTCAATGGAACTTGTTCGTCTGGCTCCTGCATGGTGACGAAACGACGACCCTTCATACGGACCAACTCTGGAGCTGCAGCAGCTGACTTGTTACGCTGTTGTGTCAATAGACTGATAGGAGCCTTGCAACAGTAATCTCCAAAGGCAGTTGCCATCAAGTTCATCAACATCGACTTACCGTTCGAACCGGAACCGGTGAGAATGTGAAACTTCTGAGCTTCATTACCTCCTGAGAGACACGTTGACAAGTGTTTCAAGAAGTAGCGTCGCACATTCTCGTTGGGAAGGATACTGCGTAAGAACCGGTCTAGTTCAGCCCAGCATTCATAGGTTGTGTGGGACTTTGTTGGCTCAAAGGTGATCTTGGTAGAGAAGCTAATGTAATCGTCTGGCTTACCGTCGCGGAACTCCAAGGAGGAGCAGTCAAACACACCATTCTCGAACGCAATGAGGTTCTTGTTCTCATCCAACTTGAGTGCGAGCTGCTCGTCCAAGAACAACTCTCGGCACTCCTTCATCACACTCTCCTTGAATCCAGTCTTCTTGAGCTTGAGACGGATGTTGTTGTACGACTTGATCTTCTCTTCACATTGACATGTAGGGCAAGTCAACTCTGGAGCTTTGTTGTGTCCACAGTCTCCAAGATTACGAAGCTCCAGGTTCTTGCTAATGACCTTCTCATGATAGAGATTGGAGATCTCCTTGGACAAGCGAATTTGAAGTCCAACACCCTTGTCTGTCTCTGTCCAGATGTGCTCACAATAGCGATACCAGATGTTCTGTCCGAACTTTGCACACTTGAACTCATCTCCATACTTTGCGTGGATGACTTGTGCGACATCGTTCTCAGTCGCAGTCTCTACAGATCGATCCATGAGAGATTCAACATTGGAATCCTCGACTTGCTTGTATCCCTCTGGGTTGTCCTCACGAGACCAGTGTCTCAACGACCCACGACCTAGTTTAGTTCCGTCTACACGGTATCCAAACGAGTTCCACTTGTTCTCAGTTTCAGAGGGTTTGTAGTCTTCATACTTGGAGCTGAAGTCGTGCCACAAATCATTGAGATCTGGGTGGAGGTTCTTAAGGCACTGACCTACTGCAACCCAGTCTGGGTAATTCTTGAATCGGAACGACGCAAGATTGTTCACGTGTCCTTGGTAGTAGTCTCGGAGCTCTTGTGTGAGAGGAGGAATGATCATACGACCTGGTGAAGAACCGCGTGAAGTCTGATCGGTTCGGTCAGCTTGACGTCCACGAGGTGCTGAAACGACACGCTGAACACCTGTCAACACTTCACGTTCAGGTGCTTGATGTGTGTTTTGCTTTCCGTATTCAGTCATCTCTGTCTCTTCGTCTGCAGTCGATCGAACTGACATCTTCTTGATCATGTCGATGGAGACACGAGGAATGTTTGTATCGACACTAATCTCGCCGGTTGTAGTGTCGCAGTCCAAGATGTATTTGATTTTGTAAGGCAATCCGTCAGGTTTCTTAGAACCTAGCAGAGGCCAGTTGTTTGTGTGAGACAAGGGCTGCTTGTCGTAGACATCGTCCCAAGTCTTGCAGAACTTGAGGTCTGGGAAGAACTCTTCCATGCGTCGGAGAAGTGAGCGACGAATGGCTTGTTCTACAGATGCCTTGGTCTTGATGTCAGGCACTTGAAGGTGAATGCCTGAACTAGAGAGTCCAGTATGCTTTCCTTCAGAGACTGGACTTCCCTTTGTAGGATCAAAGGTTGGATAGTCTTTCTCGAGAATGTAGATTGAGACAGTCTCAGGCACGTTCAAGTACTTCTTCACTTCCGCCATGTAGGCTCCAGCGAATGTAATAACTTGTTCACGTGTATGACGATGTGTGTCAACTCTACCCTCATACTTGAAATCTAGATCTACACGGAGCTGTCCAATTGGAGTAGAGCGTTCCGTAAGGTACCGAGGCACCGTATTTTCTAGATCTTCGAGGTAGAGTTTGTAGAACTGCTCTTTATCGTCTTCAGCCACCCACCACTTCTGTTTGTTTTCGAAGGACCACAATGTGAATGGCTTGTCTTTATCAACCACTTTGCGGCCTTCACGGTCTTTTTCGGTCTTTCCCCCTTCAAACCCATTCAAGAAAGCATCAAGAGGGGTGAAAGGCATGCTGTATTAGTAGGGCCGATAAGTTATTGCAGAGCCGTCCGTTTTTACCGCACGTTTCCAGATTTCAAAAAGGAATCTATCCACGACAAACAAGAGACCCGTATGAAGTTCTGTAGCGAGTGTAATAACTTTCTGTACCACATTGAAGAACGTGCTGGAGTGGCTTACCTAAAGTGCCGCAGCTGTCCATTTGAAGAAGCCATTACAAAGGCGAATCCGGTTGTCTACGAGCACGACTTACAACAGGATACGTCAATTCAATATTCAATCAATCCTTATCTGAAATATGATCCTACATTGCCTCGGTTTACGAACATGGTCTGTCCGAATGACAAGTGTTCTACTCGAGGACGTGAGTCGAACATTGTAGGAATTAAGCTGGATTCGGTAAACGTTTCATGGATGTATCAATGCGCAGCCTGTGAAACAACGTGGAAACAGCTTGCTCGAGGTCCTTAAGCGTGATTGCCGCCTGCAGCCCATCCTGCGTTTTGAGGTAGACGAGTGTAGGTGCTCTGTGAAGACTTGAAGCCAGTTGGAAGACCTCCTGGGCGTTGGAACTTGGAGGATGTAATACCAGTTCCAGTTCCTATTGAAAGTGTTGATAAGGCATTAGGGTTGTTTGGGTAACTAGGTTGAATGGGTGACACTCGAGCGTTGCCGACGAGTTTGGAGATACTTGGATTGGTGACCAATGACGCCTGAGACGTCAGGATATTTGCACTTAGAACACTTTGTTGGAGTGTCACATTGTCTCGTGTTTGAATTCCTGGACGAATTCCAGTTTGTGCTGCAGCCTTGAATTTTAAGTAGTTAGTGTAGTCCGACGCAGAGAGAGTTGGCATTACTTTACTTCACGAAAAACCTTCCGTTGAACTGCGGCGACTTCCAAGGAGGAATGGCAAGGACCGATTGTCTAAAATAGGCTTCTTGTCCTACATCGGACGCACGGAGTTGAGCGCTTTGATATCCACCCTTGGTGACAGCCAGAAAGGTTCGCGACTTTTTCTCTGGATCTGCAGGGATGGTTGCATGGGCTCGTTGAAGACGAGTGACACTGGATGCATCAGGGATGTATGGCATTTATGTAAAACGTAAGATTTTCACACAAAACAACCTGATGAATAACAATGGAGCAAGTCAAACCGATCTTTCGAGCCGAAGTCGTTGAAGCCATGAGCCAGCCGCGCACCACTCGCAAATACTTTACGAAATATGAATTTACAACGTTGATGGCAACACGCTCTCAACAGTTGGCAGAAGGCGCAAAGCCACTGGTCTCGATTGAAGGATTGAAATCCAGCGATCCGATGTTCATTTGGAATGTGGCAAAGCGTGAGATTGAACAGCACAAACTTCCGTTTCTGATCCGCAGGACGTTGCCGAACGGAATCTCGGAATATTGGAGCGCTCAAGAGATGGAAATGATGTGGTAATTACTTCATCATAATCGCAACCAAAATCGCTAACAGCAATAGGATGATGGCGTCATGCCATCCATGTTGAGACGTAATGGTTCTAAACTCAATCATATCTCGAAGACCTCCGAGACCTGCTTGAATTAGCGCAATCACGACTAATACCACGATGATCCACAGTTTAGTTGTGCTCATTATTACCTACCGGAGAGACGTTCTAGTGCATCGGCGGAAGGAGGATACAACAACAAGGGGGGTTGAGGTGTGGGTGGGACAAGAGGAGCTGGTGGTTCAAAGGTAACGAGTTTCATGGCTTGTGAGACGTCAATGCTGTTTTGAGGAAGGAAGCGTGCTTTTTCAACTAACAAGTCTCGATGCACGCGAGACTCTAAGCTCATTGACTGCGAGCGGTTCATTGTAACCAAGAGAATGAGGAGGATTGCACCCAATCCAAGAAGTACAATGTTCTTGACTTTCATTGTGTTTAGCATAGAAAAACGGAAGTGCCGGAGGATAACAAGAATAAGGTATGGATTTCCCAATACCGATTCGTTGTTATACGTGTAATTTGCCGATCGCAGGAAAATGGAACCGATACGTTGAGCTTGTCAAAGGAAATCGAGTAGAAGATGGACGCCCCGAGAACGATTCCTTAGTGTATCTATCCACGACCACTAAGAAAACCGCTGAGGGGAGGGCTATGGATGATTTGGGTCTTACGAGGGAATGTTGCCGGCGTCATTTCTTGACGCATCCTGGTCGCTAAGTATGGATTTGAACAAAATGAACATTTAGGGAACCGTGTGAGGCGGAAACAGTCTTCGGTCGAACAAATATAAATAAGCGGTATACGAATACGAAGGGTCTCCATGATTTTTGTTTGCTTGTAAAGATTAAATGTCTTCCTACAGTGAATACCTCGGACGGATGAAACAACGTATGCAAACTGTGAAAGATACACGTCCTCACCGCGACGCAGGCCACCAAACGGAAATTGTGAAGCGAATTGCGGCTTCAGGTGTGTTGGACTCCAAAACACCTAGTTCTGCAGGTGTATTGGTCTTGAACGGTCCTTCCACTCAGGTTAGATCGTATTACGGTAAGGCTCATTCAGTTCAAGATGCAGCCATCTACGCAGACTATGTATCTGGACAAGCCGTTGCACAATCGGAGATGCGTGTCAATGTAAAGACACCACAGATCAATCAAACCTGCTATTCCTCTACCGCAATTCCTGAATACAACGATAAGCTTCGAACAGATTCTTCCTTGGCTGCTATTCAGGCTGCAAAGAATGCGTACTTGGCATTCGCTGCATGTGAAGTACGTGGTGAACCTCCAGTGTTTGCAGGTAGTTGTACTGGTAGATTGACAGTTGCACAACAGAATGCTCTCAAAGATAAAGTAGGAACACGAATCCATACTTCACAGCCCAATGCGTAATCTTACTTACGCGATTACCTCCTCTTTTTAGCATGTTGACGGTGTATACCTATCGAGTTGAAAAGCCAAAACATTGCATTGATTTTTCATTTACCTCGTTGGAGACATTGACGGAAGAATGTATCTCTGTGTACGAACATCAAACGAACGTCCATCTATGGTTTGGATATCTCGACGGATGGATGCTCGATCCGAAAGAAGAAGTCAGACTACGCAAAGTCCTTCGTAAATTTGAGTGTTCGTTAGTGACAGCGTTTCCTCTTGCGCTTAGTCAAGCCTGGAAAAACGAAATCAATACCATTTACACAGACAGTTCATATGGACACGCCAACACTCACTACAATGGTCGTGCTGTATACGACAGGCATACGATTGGACACTGACAAACTAGTACATGATCTCCCAATTACCGATACAGTGATTAAGATTGAAAAGCAAGGTGTCTTACGTAGAGGCGAATCACGAAAGGATCGTATTCGTCATCGAAAAACACCTCCAGTCTCTCGCAGAACGACTGGCTTTGGTCACAATAGCATTACCATTGTCTTACTATCCTCTGGAGATGGATCTCTTCTCAGTAAAGAGATTACTGTAAAAATCTTCCAAAACGGTGTGTTTCATATCACAGGCGTCTTGGACGAGAAATATGATCGACACGTTGTCTCTCACCTACACGAGCAAATCGTAGCAACGTGCCCAGAAGCTATCACCGGTGAGTGGAATTGTGTTCGACGTGTTGTGCTGATGAATTACAAGACCAAATTGACTGGTGTGACTAACCTTTCACGTGAAACACTCCACGCACGCGTGCGACAGAAGGGATTCAAGACCAATTATGAACCTGCAGTCTATCCTGCAGTGAAGATCTACTTTCCAGAGACCAAATGGATTGCCAAAGTGTTTCGAACTGGAAATGTCATCCTAACTGGAATGACCGATGCTTCAGAATGTCAACGATTGGTCGATCAATTGCGTGAGGTTATCGCTTAAATCGTAGGGTATTACTATAAATATGCAAGCTCGTGAACTCACTCAAGAGGAAGTCCTAGAAGGAAGTCAACATATCAACGATAAGGACTTGACCGCTACACAAGTTCAAGCGTTGGTTCGTGTCATGGATGAAAGCAAACGAAAGTTCAGACGTCTCAAAGAGAATGGACTCAAAACTCAATATGAAGAGGAATTGAAGAAGGAAAATACGGTTCTCTACTACAATTACCCAAGTCTTTTTCAATTACACATAGAGGATCGATTGGATCAAACGTTCTTTGAAATGTTGAACCTCAAGCGAAAAATTGAAAAAGGTGAGTTAACACCTGAACAAGCATCTGCAATTGTAGGTAAACAATTGTTCAATCAGTTTGTTCCTCATACCATTTCAAACACTGCACCTCCTGCACCTCGTATGTCCTACGAGGAATTCTATCGCAACTCTACTTGAGTTCAGTACGGATCTCACTTAAGAGTTTTCCCATGACATTCTTTCCAGGCCACTTTGCAGGATCATTGGCTTTGGAGGTGTCTGCAGAGGTTCCAATCCCCCAGAACTTGCTTCGTGGATCGGCTTCTGCGAGTGGACGTGTTCCAGTTTCGCGCAGTTTCTTCAGTAACTCTGGATGCTGCATGAATTTGGCTTTGAGACCTGTTCGCATCACTCGTTCCGATGCTTCTGTCCATACCTCTGCATCAAACCCTTTCACTTTTTTACCGTATGCCTTTACAGATTTCGCACTGGGTGTCTTCAGGATCTTCGCTTGAGCATCTGCGTCTCCAAACTGTTTGGCTTTAGACCATTGAAAGTAGTGTTCCACGGTAGGGAACGTGATGCCTTCTACTTGAACGGGTGCTTCATAGAGGGCACTCAAGTATTGTGTCTCATTCAAGGCTGGATTGCCTGAGAAGAAGAACACCGGTGGATTCTCGACTGGAACCTTGGCTTTCAACACACGTTTACCCTTCTTCTCCTTCGGTTCCTCCTTGGGTGCCTCCGTAGGCAACACTGGAATTTCCACTTCTTGAACTTCTTCCTTGACTTCCTCCTTCTTCTCCACACGCTTGAACACGAAGCTTCGGTGGAGGAATGAGAATGCTTGGAGGTCTCCTGTCAACGTGTATTGAGTTTGAGCTGCATAGTGATCATTGAACATCGCAGTGTTTACCAACTCAAACCCATTCTCTTTGAGGATTTCAGTGACACGTCCAAAGGGAACCAAGAACTCTTTGGTCGGTCTCTCAAAGCTCTCAAGTTTCACAAGGATGGCTTTTCCAAACTCTTCCGTCCATCCATCTCCGTCGGCATACTGCTTGGTCATTTCGCCAAACACTTGACCTCCACTTGCATGGAAGATGTGTCCAGACTTTCCTAGAAGATGTGAGTACACTGCTTGTCCGTCCATACAGGTTCCAAAGAACACTCCCTTTCCATGTCGTGTAAGGTTGCCTACAAAGGCTCGGAAGGTCTCTTCTGTCTCGCATGCATAATGCATCGCAAACTGACACGAGATGATATCAAACTCAGTTAAGCCTGCAAACTTGGTAAGATACTCAGTGGTTGCTGGTTCACGACGATCTAGAATTTTGAGATACTTAGACTCCTGATCTAACAATGGCTGTGTCATATCGGCTTCAATGAACAGAGCTGGAGGCAATCTCTGTTTAGCGTTCTCGTGGATGTATCGAACACAGGCACCTTGACGTGCGCCTTCCAAGTTGCCTCGTGAAAGATCAAGACCTACAATCAAGGATGGTTTCGTCTTGC